CAACCTGATTAGCACTATCTGTTCCGATATTTAAGGGAGCAGAAGCTGAGACAACAGCCGCTATATTTGCACCAAAAGGGCCGTAAGTCGCCTGTGTCGAGCCACCCATATCAACCTGTAATGACTTACTGTCATTATTATTAAGCTGCAAACGTGCCGCTGATTGTGCGTGTGTATTAGATATGAGCGCACCGTCATAAGCTGTAGATGTTTGAACCGTCAATTTCTTGCTAGGCGAACTCCCGATACCCAGACTACCCGTCATGGTATCACCAGAAAGGTTTACATAACGTGCGTCTGATTGTGTCTGCGTCAGGTGATCAGCTAGGACGAATGTGCCGTAGCCTACAATCTCAACGATGTCGTTTACCGTAGTTGCACTAGCAAATACTACTGAGGTTCCTGACGTAGCGGTTACGTCTGTGCCGACCAACTGCTTCACGCCGTTCAAAAATATGTCCACATATCCAGAGTCATATGTGGCTGCAAATACTGTCTGACCCGCAGTAGCTGTATAGCTGTAGCGGTTTGTAGTGCCGTTGACGGAGGAACCAGCATTTGTCCAACCGTTAGCGGAGTATACTTTCATAGCACCCGCTGTAGAGTCAAAATACAATGCACCAACAATCAGGGCGTCACCATCATTGTCCACAGTGGGAGCCGAAGACTTAGCACCTAAGTAACGGTCATCGAAGCTGTCTAATGAAGCCGCCGCTGATGCACTTGAACTTGCAGCCGCTGTTGCTGAGTTTGATGCGTTTGTTTCGCTAGTAGCAGCATTTGATTCTGAGGTTGATGCGTTAGAAGCTGAAGTCGCCGCTACCGTAGCTGAACCAAGGATGCCATCAACGTAGGTCTTTGTAGTAGCGTCCGTACCCGCTGTAGGAGTACCCAAGCCAGTAATCTTATTGCTGCCCATAGCCAATGCGCCAGACATCGTACCGCCTGTTGTGGCTACACGAGTATCACGCTGCGTGTCTGTATATACTTTTGTAGCTACATCCTGTGCGCTTGTAGGATCACCTACGCCAGTAATCTTATTCGTAGACATGGCTATTGCGCCTGTCATCGTGCCACCAGCCTTTGGTAGCTTAGTCGCAATAGAGTTAGTTACTGTAGTGCTGAAGTCATCATCATCGTTTAGGGCATCCGCTAGTTCGCCAAGTGTATTCAGCCCTGCACCAGCATCACCAATCAGAGTAGATATTTCATCATCCACATACTTTTTAGTAGCGGCATCTAAGTCATTTGTCGGAGCAGTAAGGTTCTGAATGGTAGCTGTGGTATTAGCATTCATATTCAACGTACCGTCGATGGTCACGTTGTTGAATGATGACGTACCTGAAGCCGCTGTTACATTACCAGTAAGATCACCAGTGACATTTCCTACTACCGCTCCTGTATGCGTACCCGCTGAATTACCTGTGACATCCCCTACAATATCCCCAGTTATCCCACCAGAAGCAGACAGAGTAGTAAAAGCACCGCTAGAAGTTGCGTTAGCGCCAATAGTAGCACCGTCAATTGAGCCACCGTTAATATCAACTGTTGCCAGAGTAGCTTGACCTGAAGACGATACGGTTGTGAACGCTCCTGTGGATTGTACCGCAGCCCCGATTGCTGTGCCATCGATGTTACCACCATTGATATCAACAGTTGCTAGAGTAGATGTTCCAGAAGCACCTAGAGTAGTGAAAGCGCCTGTGCTTGGAGTAGATGCACCGATAGTGGCCCCATCAACTGTACCGCCGTTTATGTCGGCTGTGGCAGCTACAAGGCTGGTATTTGCATTCAGCGTAGTGAACGTACCCGCCGCAGGGGTAGTAGTACCAATCGTAGTGCTATCAATAGCACCAGAGTTTAAATCGATAGATGTGATAGTGGTTGTGCCAGTAGCAGACAAGTTTACCAGCGTAGTGTCACCAGTTACACCCAGCGTAGAACCAAGGGCCGTTGCTCCTGTGATATTTAGAGTACCACCAGCGGCTACGTTACCAGAGGCTGAAATACCCCCGCTAAGAAACAAATCCTGAAAACGGTTGCTGTTATCGCCTAAGTCCACGGTATCAGTGGCTGCGGGTAGGATAGCAGTACCAGAATTTACCTGTACCAGTTCACGCCATACGGCTGCACCAGTGCTGTTTCCTACACAAATGTATACACGCCCAGTAGTAGTGTTTTCCCACAAAGAACCCGGAGCATAGCCATCATTATTATCGTCGGTTACGGTAGGAGTAGTTGTGGCATCCAGTTTATTTTTACCACCAATACCACCATGTTCTGCGGGAAGATACCCAGCTACAGAAGTAGTTAGATTAATCTTGGGGGAGTTGCCGGAAGTGCCATCATGAGAGTGCCCAGAGGATGCATTAAAGGCAGCAGATACTTGGTTAAATTCTGCATTCAGAGGGGGTGCGGTAATGTTTGCACCATTGATAATGGTAGCAAGGGATTGCCGTGTATATCCTGCCATCTTCTATCGTCTCCCTGCGGGTGTAAATTCAAAGACCATTCCTTGGATTGAGAATGGGAAAGTCTGCCCAACAGTCACGAAAGTTGCCTGTGCAGAAAAACCTGATCCTTGAACATCTGTGGTCATAATTGGTTTAGATGAACCGCCGTACAATACGTTGGCGGCGTTATATGTAATATTTCGTCCAGCATATCGTGTTGGAGCGCCTGTGGACTCCTGAGAGTATGTTGATGGAACACTGGTATCTCCATCTCCCCAGTCATAAGTCATTGAAAGTAACATCTCCAACGGACCTTCTGCCCGAATAAATGTATTTACTTTCCTTAGCATCTTACGTGTTTCAGTCTCACCAAAATCTAGATAGGGTGTGGCATAAACAGACACGATATCGCTGTTGTTAAAAGAAGTTCCGTTTTCTTGTCGGTGTACTACTCCAGAGTAATCTCCATGAAGTATAAATTCCGTTGTACCTACATATCCGCTTGTGCAGCAAGAGGCACGTATTCCAAGTAACTCACCAAACTCCCAACTTATAGAGCCGCTACTGTTAGTAAGACCACCAATAAGCCCTTCACTATCAGTTTCATTCTTTAGATTGCTTCCTTCATCCTGTTGGAAGAAGTAGCGTATCTGAGACTTGGACCTAATAACTACACCACTTAGGGTGTTCATATCGTTATTAGCAATGGTATCTACAAGGGTAGCCTGAATAGGTTTACTAACAGTTTCAAGTTCTACATCACCGATACGGGAAGTTCCTGCCACGGGTCTAAAACCATCAGGTGCTAGGAACATTAAGTCGCCGCCGATCTCCAGTACACTGTCTCTGGCAACGCAGCCAACATTAGAAGTAACATTCTCTATAATAAAGTTATTAGAGGTATTTACGTTAATCTTCTTAATGCCGTTATCCCCAAAGACAAACAAGTCATCGCGGAACGGTTTGATCTGTACTACGTCAAATCCTGCTGCGATTTGCCCCGCTCCAGATGCACTGGTCCAATCGTACATACCATCAGCATCTGCTGTGTTGGTAGGGGCAGAGTGTGCTACTATAGCGCGAGAGGCTTCGTGTCCGGCAAGAAAGAGGTGGTTTTTAAATACATCGACAAGAGCGGGTGCATTAACGGCCTGAGCGCCTCCAGCAGTATTAGAACTATGTCCAGCAGTGTACCCTCCACTATTACTAGATTTTATCTCTTCCCAGTGTGATCCATCGAATATAATGGCTGGGTTTACTCCATCTACAAAACAAATCTTGTTGCCTGTACCGAAGTTAAAACTTACATGGCGTAGCTTCTGTACGGTTAAACCATTTAAAGTCATTGGCCTAGTAACAGAATGATCTAGAGTAAATTTTCTCCAACCAATATATGCCGTGTAGTAATAGAAACTATAGTTGCTTCCACCAGCATCTTGCCGTGCAGCTATTATCTGTGTTGAATTAGTTACGTCATTCTTAAATATAGCTAGGCCAAGTACTTTTCCTTGACCTGTGGTTTGACCATCTACAGTAACCTCGCCGTAGTCATTGTCATATTTACCAAAGCCCTCAATACGCCGATAGCCGCCAAATAATGACGGCTCATAATTAACTAATCTGGTAGCCGATCCGGGGGCATTATCCGATAAATCAAGATGATTTTCGTTACTGTTAAGACCACCACTACAGACCAGTTTGAATGACTGGATTTGGTCAGGCATTAAAATCTAATCCTAGTATCACGTACAGAGGCAGTATTGTTTATGTACAATGTCTGAAGGTCTTTGATGCCTTTTTCAAAGGCCATGAAAGCAGCCTGAGCAGACTCCATGTTATCCTTGAACATGTACATGTAATAAATAGCGCCGTCTATTAACACACTGTCGTGGCTTTCTGGAACTCGCGTTACGTCAGTAGCATTCGTAATATCAGTAAAATTAAGAAAGTAACTGAAACGAATACTATATGCTTTGTCAGGAGATGGAGTCACTCCATAACCATTACCGTGAGAGGAGAATGCAAAATCAGGAATACCTCTACCAGTATTTCCTGAGTCCATGTCGGTGTCTCTGTGGTTCTTAAGCCAGTCATCACGATCCATGTAGGCTAAGGTCTTGTACCCAGTTCCTAGACTATCGTTCTTCTGTATCTGAAAGCTATTCCAATCTACGGCCTTGAAGTATTGAGGCCAAGTATATTCTTCTTGTCCGACTACCAAAGTGGCAGTGTGTTGGGCGGCATTGAAAGGCCACTCAAACTCAGACTGGTTTATTTTAGCTAGGGCTGATTTAACCGCATCCTTCACTAGAGCCTGTACACCCCGTATAGTATTAAATTCATCCGCAGCTATCTCAACTTCGTTGAGGCGGCGAAGAACTAGATTACATAGATCAAGGTAAGTAGACGGCATAAATAAACCTCAAAAAGTGAGGGGCCAGTGCTTGACCAGCCCCTCTGTTAGTTCTAGGCTAAGTTGTAGTTCGCAGTGAACAGAGCTTCAGGGCGAAGAACTTTACGCCCGTAAAGTTGCATCCCGCGCACAACATCCGCAAAGGTTGTTTGACTACGGAAAGTTTCTGTTTTAGCGATCTGCTCCGCAGTTGCTACAGCAGAACCATGACCAGCAACCAGCACACCAAAGTTAGTTTCGGAACCCGCAGCAGCGGCTGCTCCGGCACCATTACCAAGGTATGGAAGGTTGTTAGATTTGTAGATGGAGAAACCACGGATAGTTCCGGGCAACTTACCATTACGCATCTCATCACCACCGCCGAAGTCAGAATTGATGAGCTTACTTGACTCGTCCATTAATACTTCTGCGAATACGGGGTCAATTACCAGCCACCTTCCATCAGTGTCCACATTAGCAACGTCCATCTGACGGGCAATACGGTTCATGATAGCCAATGGAGAAGTGATACCACCAGCACCACCACCAGCGGCGATTGGGATAGAAGTAACTTCACCGTCTACACCAAGGTCACTTCCACCGAAGTCTGTGATATCCAGCTTGTTCGCTGCAAGTAATTCGTCATTACCAGCATTGGTATCTGCTTTAGTACCGTTGATATCGCCAGATGCTGAACGCCGCGCCCATGAGCTTGGAGTCTTCCAGCCTGACATGTAGCCAAGTACTTCTGCGTCAAAGGTATCACGCAATTTATAACCCGCACGATCCGATGCTAAATCTTGGAACGAAACGTGGGAGTGCGCTTCCTCGATATCGTCGATAGCGAATTGGAAATATGAGGCTTGATCGACGATCATTGTGAAATCAGCGTCAGTCAAGTCTTGCGTTGATAAAGCAGTACCACGCTCGTAGTTAGTGATTGTGATATCTGGTTCTTTGATGATTTTAACACTGTCACCAAACTGAGCGATTTCACCGCTATAATCAGTGTTAGTAACTGCATCAACTACAGAAGCCTTGCGAAACGCTTTCTGTACTTTTTTAGAGTAGATAACTGGTGAAAAGTTACCTGAGTTCAGGTTAGTATAACCCGATGCCTTTGGGAATGCCATTTTGGATGCTCCTTGAATGAAATGGCTATGTATACACTTCTATAAATAGAAGCAGCTAGATCAGACAATTAAACAGCCGTGTCAGTTTATTAGAGTGTCGTTAAGAAACGGGTCTAATGATACTGGTGTACTTCTAGTCGTATT